TGTATTTGAATATTCTAAAATGATTAACGAATACCAAGCAAAGTCACAAATAGGTAATTTGTTAGGCGAAAGTACTGGTAGTTTAGATGGCAATTATGGCCCTACTGGTTTACAAGGCAAATTTCCTAGAGAAACATTTGAATTTTTAATGCGTAAATCTGAACCTTATATTGCTCATGCAGGTTTAGGTGGATCATGGAATAATGTAAGCGGCAGTATTGCCTTAACTGCTGGACAACAAGATTACGATTTAGCAACAGACTTAAAAGATGGTGATGGAAACTTATTAATTGATCAAGCTAATGGAAAACTTAGAATATGGGAGATATTTCATTTTAGCCCACAAGCAGCATATAGATTTTTTGATACAACTTCAGCTATTAACTATTTGAATAACGAATTTGCTTTTGAAAGTTTTACTCCAGAAACTGTCTTCTATGTACTGCCAGTATATGAAGATTTATTGCGTGCACAACAAATGGACGTTTCTAATCGTGTGCGACGAAGTAATTATAGTTACACAATAACTGGTACTAAATTACGCATATTTCCAAAACCTTCTGCAGATCAAGCGACACAAAAACTATGGCTAAATGTTGGTTTTCCAATGACTGGTACTTCTATATCAACTTATACAGATCCTTCGATTGATGGTGTTTCGGGTTTGCACAATGTCCCTTTTGGCACATTAGAATATAAGGCAATTAATTCAACGGGGCATCAATGGATAAGACAATATACATTAGCTTTATCAAAAGAAATTTTAGGCTTGGTAAGAAGCAAGTTTGGTAGCGTACCTATACCTAATGGTGACTTACAGCTTAATGGATCTGATTTATTAAGTCAAGCTCAAACAGAAAAAACAGAATTAAAAACGAGTCTTAAAGAAATGCTTGAGAGTATGACGTATGATAAAATATTAGAAACTGCGGCAGCGGAAGCAGAATCTAAAAACAGATTGTTAAAGTTAGTGCCAGTTCCTTTAGGCAAATGTATAACTATAGGATAAAGGATAAATAATGGCTAGATTATTCATAACACCAAAAGAAATAGATTTTATTTCAGACTTGACAAAAGAAATAACAAAAGATGTTATAGGTCAAGTTATTTACTATTATAGAGTTCGTCAAGATGTTTCGAATGTACATGATATTTACAATGAAAGTATTGATAAAATATTTGATCCTCCGATTGAAATAGATTGTAGATTTGAATGGGACCAAGGAACAGTAAATATTGATAAGTTTAGTTATGATAGAACATATAATGTCTCTGTATATATTCATTTTAGAGACATGATAGATAGAAATATAGATTTAATGCCGGGTGACTATTTTAGTTTTGGAGAAAACTTTTTTGAAGTTACAACTATAGTCTATGACAAAATGATTTTTGGTCAAATAGAACATTTAACTGGTTATATACTTAAGGCAAAAACAGCTAGAAAAGGTCTTATCAATAAAACTCCGATTGGCCCGACGTCAGAAATTTATACTGAAGATGATGCTGTGCAAACTGAATTTACGCAGCAACGTGGAAACAGTGAAAAAAGTGATAAAAGAGAATTGGTATCTGATGGCACTTTGGAAGAATCTATTACTGGTGCAAAAACAGTTAAAAAAGAAGATGGCGCTATTAAATCTTCATTTTATGGTGACCAATAATGTCGACTAGGTTTAAAATCAACAAGGTCCCAAGTATAGGGACGCAAAGATTCTACAAGTATGACAAAATAGAGGAAACAGTAGATGATTTTTACTTACCTTCTTGTGGTATCGAAGATGTTGACAGAGCACTTTTTAACCTTTTTGATAAAGATTTAAATTTTATTAACACAGAAGGTGGACAGACAAAAAAAGTGCCTGTTATTTTTGCTACTGGTGAAAGAGCTTTTTTACTAAGGAAGAAAATACCACTGCATGATGTTAATGAAACTTTGATATTACCTATTATATCCATAGTCAGATCATCAATTGAACAAGGTAGTGAAGCTGGTGTTGGACCTGGAAATGGTGAAATGATCATTTCTAAAAAAATAAGTGAAAAAAATGCAGACTACAAAGTTTTAACGGATAAAGATTTAAGAAACAAAGCAGAAAAAGCATCTGTAAATGGTTACAGAAACACAAGATCAAAAATAGCTGTTCAAAATACTTCCAGTGATAACATATATGAAATTATTACTATGCCGTCACCTAGGTATTTTAAAGTTACGTATGAAATAACTTTTTGGACGCATTATCAAACGCAAATGAATAACATGTTAGAAATATTAATGCAATCATACAACATTAATCCAGCAAGAAGTTTTCGAATTGAAACTGATAAAGGTTATTGGTTTGTAGCTACTGTTGATCAAAGTTTTAGTCAACAAAGTAACACAGACAGTTATTCTGAAGATGAAAGAATGGTAAGACAAAGTTTTAATGTTAGTGTAAATGGTTACTTAATAAACCCATCGGGTGATGGTCATTTACCAGTTTTGAAAAAATACACTTCAGCTCCAATGTTAAATTTTACTTTACAGACTGATGATTTTGACAAAAAACCAACAAATAATGTTGCTAGTTCAAATCCAGATGATTATATATATAAAGACTTTGAAAATGAAGCAGATCCTTTGCCTACTAGAGTTGTTGCAAAAAAAGGTGAGTTAAATGATGGTATTATGCGTGAGACTAATATAATTAAAAATAACAGAGTAGTTTCGAAAGTAAATGACCCTTTTTCTAGTAAAAATGTTCGTGCAAATATACAAAAAGGTTCAAAAGGTGAATTGATTATTAAAGTTTTGGAATAATGAAAAAAATCAACATATTTAATGTATGATGAAAGGAGATTATTAATGGCAGAAAATACATTTAAAAGCCCCGGGTTTTTTGATAGAGAAATTGAACTTACAGCACAAGTTGAATCTCCGTCAGTAACTCCAGCTGGTATTATTGGTACTAGTAAAAAAGGGCCCGCGTTTGTTCCCGTAACAATAGGAAGCAAAGAACAATTTGATAATATTTTTGGAACAAATGATGTTGAAAGATTCGGACCCTATGCAGTTGAGAAATTTTTAGAAAACAAAGCTGGCGTGACTTTCTTAAGAGTGTTAGGTGCTGGTGCAAATACTTCCACGACGGATATCGCTAACACAGAAGAGAAAGGTATAGTAAAAAATGCTGGTTTTAGAATAGACAATGGTGATGCTGATGCAACAGCGAATGGACAAAGATTGGGTGTTGTACAGTTTTTAACTGCTAGACATACTGTCAGTGCAAACAGTGATGTAGGCTTCCCATGTTTTACTGATAATAATAGTTTCCCAAACTTAAGAGAAGCTAGCGCAGCTGATGATACAGTTAATTTGGTAAGAGCAGTACTTTTTACCACAACTGGATCAGTTTTCTTTGTACAAGATCATAACGCTTCTACGCCGGCTGATAGTGATAGTGTTTCAGCAGACATTGCAACTACAAATACAAATACGAAAAAATTTAGATTGCTACTATATTCTGAGAAGGGTTCAGATTTTGCAACAACAGACGGTGTTGAAGGCTTTAAAGTTTTTAACGTAAGTTTAGATCCAGACGACAAAGATTATATTGGTAAAGTGTTAAATACGGACCCAACAAAATTCGATCGAGAACAACATCTGCTATATTTAGATTATGCTGTTGAAGACGAGTTAGCTTCTGTAGTTGGAGGTGCCAACGCAGTAGCTATTTTATCTGGTTCAAATTCTGATTCAACTGTTGCTAATGTTACAGACAAGTCTTACCGATCTCTTTATGGTCGCTATGATACAAGATATACAACGCCAAAGACTACTAAGTTTATATCACAACCGTTTGGAAAGACAGAATATAACTTGTTTCATTTCGAAACACTGTCAGATGGTGCAATGCAACAAGATCAAATAAAAGTTTCTATTAGCAATATTAAAGCTTCCGTAGAAGACAATTACAAGTATGGTACCTTTAATGTACAAGTAAGAAGATTAAAGGATACAGACCCTAAACCAGAAATATTAGAAGAATTTATTAATTGTTCCTTAGACCCTACAAACGAAAGATTTGTCGGTCGACTTATTGGTGATAGAAAAGTAAAATTTAATTTTGACGCTGATTTAGATGAAGAAAAGAGATTAGTCGTATCTGGACGATACCCTAATGTCTCAAGTCATATTAGAATTGTTATTGACGATGCTGTATATAAAAAAGACGTGCCTGAAACAGCTTTACCTTTCGGTTTTAAGGGAATACCAGTTTTAAAAACTAACCCAATGTTAATTGATGACAGCAGTGCTGTTTTTACTGATAATCAAAGATTAGCTGGTAAAGGAATTAGTAACAGTATTACTGGTTCTATAGTGCCACCTTTGCCATTACGATTTAAAGTTACTCGCGGCAGTGTTTCTACCTCTCCTTCTTT